CGGTCGATGCTAACAACTTTCCAAGCGTGAACGCCTGCTGGCATTTCGTCGCCTGAGGTAATTAAACCAGCTGGACTAGCTTTAACGAGAAGGTCGTCGTACTCGAACCAACCGATGTGGCCACGAGCTGCAGCTGCGCTAAGAGTCACACCGACTTTACCGGAAGCAACACCTTCGTCTGTCAAAGCAGCTGAGCCTACAGTTCCGAGAACACCGAGACCGTCGTTGTAAAGGTCAGCGGCAACACGGCGCTTGAGGTACACGAGTTTGTCTTCGAGTTCCATAGCCAAGTTGTCTGCGTATTTAGCAGGAGCCATTTTCAAACGCTCGAACAGCATGTAGTCGATTTCGATTGTAGCGTTGAGCTCTTTGAAGATTGCTACTTTCTCTTCGACTGCTGAGCGTTGAGCTGCAGGGAATGCACCAGAAGCGCCGATTGCAGCGTACTGGATAGCAGCAGGTCCGCCGCCGACTTGGAACATGAAGCGATGCTCACGTCCGCCAGGCATACCGACTGTCATTTGTTTAACAGATTCCCAGTCTCTGTGGTCACGCACCAATTGGCGACGGAAACCTTTCGAGAAGGTAATCTGAAGAAGTTTACCAAGTACTAGTTGGTCAACGTTGTTAATAGCCATGAAACAAAACCTCCAAAATTAGAGCCGAAAATTACTGGCCCCGTAGTAAGAGCCGGGTTAAACCTCTGATATCTCCGGCGTCAACTTTTGCATTAACACTTTCTTGTAATTGCTGTCTACTGGGACTAGCTACAGAAGTGGCCTTGGCCGCAACTTTTTGTTGGACCTCATTCTTTTGCTGAGACACGGCTTTCTGTGTCGCAGTCTTCTGGGTAGAGGCGAATTTATTGCGTACTTTTGAGGAAACATCCGACATGATTTGCTTAATTGCAGCGTCTGGAATGTTAGGGTTGGAAGCCTCAAGCTCGGCCAACTGGTCGATAGACTCACGCCAGATAGCTCGGTTCACGAAGTCCTCAAGTTCTGAGTCGCCAAAGAGGCCGTCTACACGAATAGAGTTGAATTGACGCTCAAGTCGGGAGTAGAGTGCATCTTCTTGTGCTTTGGCTTTCTGTGCCTCGATGCTTTGCTTCTCTGCTTCGAGTTTCTTACGCTCTGCTGCTGTAGTTCTTGCAGCTTTGCGTGTCTGCTCCTCGCGGTCCATCGCTGCAAGTTCGGTCTCAGAAGCATACTTGCGTGTTTCGCGTCTTTCGATTTCTGTCTCAAGGAGTTCTTGGAAACTGCCTGGCTTGCCGTACAGAAGGTCGACAAGAGCTTCTACACCTTCTTCTGCTGCAGTCTCGATAGACTCGAATGCAGATTTCATGTCGGTATAGTCTGGTTGGATTTGTGCGATTTGTTGTTCGAGAGTCTGTGCTTTGCGTGAAGCAGCGTAGTGCTCTGCGATGAAGCCTTTGATAGCTTCTTTGTCTGAGAAGTCGAGTTTGATTTTAGCAGTCTTGCCACTGTCAAGCTGGACTTGCACTACGTCGATAGGAGAGCTAGGGTCTGTAGTCTCTGTTTCTTTAGTTTCTGTAGTTTCTGTAGTTTCTGTTTCTGCTGCCGGAGTGTCTACTCCTCCAAGTTCTTTTTCGATGTCTTCGTCTGACATCGGGGAGTCGAGGTACTCTGGTTCCAAAGGCATGTTATTGTCTGGAGAGTTCTCGATTTCGCTCATTGCCTCAAGGACGATATCGCTCATGTTTGCTGATGGTTGCGCGTTGGTGCTCATAGTGTGTTGGCCTCCTTGCGGCCTACGTTACTGTATTGCAAGACTAAGTCAAGCTGGAGGTGGAGTTCCGCCCGGAGGTGCTCCACCGCCGCCGCCCATAAGAGCTGCAAGTGGGTTAGGTGCTTGTTCTGCTGCAACGCCAGCTTCTGCTGTGCCTTGGGCTGCCATCTGCTCGCGTTCTTTTATGTGACGCTCGACAAGGGCTTTGTCTTCTTCAGGTAGTGCATCGAACTCGGCAGACATTACGTAAGTGTAAGCTTCTTCCAGCATGGCGCGATGCTCTTGCAGTTCGCGTGGTGGAATGTAGATTTTGTTTGCAAGCATACGCTCGAATACTTCTCGCTGTCTTAAAGCTGCCAGCTGTGTTCTGTCGACGAGAGCGTCGAGCTCGTTGAGGCGTAGCATGCCGAGGATTGCGCGGGATGTCATACCGGCTTCTTTGAGAAGCGGTGTGAGCTGCAGGATTTCTTGGCGTCTGGCCATTGGGTCGAGAGAGAAGCTTGTACCGTATTCCACGACCAAGTCAAAGCCGCCTTCGATGTCTGAGCCTTGTAGGTCTACAGTCTCGAATGCACGCTCTTTGCCGAGCACTTTGATAGTACGTGGTGTGTCCCAGTATTCTTTAATAATACCGAGGTAGGCTTTGTAGACGTGCTCTACGAAACCTACGTACTTGTTGAACAGACGGCGTCGGACCATGTTGGATTGCTCGACTGCGTACTGCATCGAGAAGCCTGAAGTCTCTCGGGACTGCTGTCCGATGAGGGACTCAGTAATGCCCATGACGTCGTCAAGGTTTTGCTTCATACGGTCACGGATGTTAGGCAGCGCCGCAGGCATGGGTAAGGGTTCCATGAAGTTCGGTGGGATGGCACCGGTGTATTTCACGATATCCCAGGGAGAGTTTGTGATAGAACCTTTAGCAACTTCTGCTGACTCAGGGATAAGAAGTCTGGCTACGCCGTGTGCTGCGAGGATGTCTAGCATGACGTTGTCGAGTCTATTTAGAATATCCTGAAGTGCTGAGGCGTAGGCCACGACAGACCGGCCCCAGTAGGTACCAGGAACGTCGATGTCTGTCAGTAGGTGGTAAGGCAGCTTGGCGAATGGTGCGCCTTTCGAGCCGTCTTTGTTGACTGCGTGGAAACGATGAGGGCTGACAGATAGCTCGGTTAGTTGGGTTCCGTCTTCTAGACACCAGCAGTACCGGCCTTGCATACCGTTCTCTGGAGTGCCTGTTTCCCAGTACTGGTAGACGCGGACGATGTCGTAGTAGGAACGTTGTGCGATGACCGACTTAGAATAGGCTGTGTTTGCCGATTCGTCTTGGCTCTTCATTCTGTACTTTTGTAGGATTTCTTTTTTCTCAGGGAATAGACGGCATGCAGTTTCGTAACACATTGCAATTTCTTCGAAGACAAAACGTACATCTTCCCAAGTGGTTGCATCTGGGTCTGGGTAGACAAGCCATGGGGATGGTACCGTGAAGGAGAAATCGCCTTCGGTTTTGACTTCGTTTGTTTCTTCGTTGTACGAGATAATTTCACCGAGGTCTGGGTCGAACAGAGTCTTAGCGAATCCGTTGCCGTAGACCAGCGTGTTTAGGTTTACTTGGTCTTGTCGCTCTTGCATTTTGTACTGGCGCAGGCCGTAGCGGACACAACGGTCTGCAGCGTCTGCTCGGCGTCGGTCTTCTCGGTCTGATGTCAAGGGCTTTGGCGAAACTGTCGGAGGGTTTGACGACATCTGTGAATGGAAGAAACGGATGTTCTTCATGATGTAGTTAGTTGCGATGTTATTAGCCGCACTGTCTACCGGAGCCAGTCCGAGTTCGGATACAGATTCGTAAGACATGTTGACGTCACCGCCAGAGAAGAACTCTTCGAAGCGTGTCGCGTAGGCTGCGCGTTCGTTTTCTTCCCACTGACGTTCGTGGACGAGACGCGCTTGTTTAGCGAACTGGAGACGCTTCTCCAGCTCCAGCTTCGCTTTGTCTTCTGTGTCCCAAAGGTCTAGCATGTAGGTAGGCATCGGCGTTAATCCTTCTTAGTTTTCTTCTTCTTCCTCATAGCAGGAAATCGGATTTGAAGCAACTTAAAAAGACTTTGTTTTTCGCCTTCTTTTGAAGTAGTCTTCTTGGATTCTTTTGACTCTTTCGCGGGAGAGCCCGACCCAATCATTACTATCATTTGTGAGCTTCCCTTTCGCCGCTTCTTTTTGCATTCCGGGCATCCGCATGAACCCTCGTCGTGCATAGATAGTACCTCCTCGTGCCCATAGAATATTGCGTTTCATCTGAGCTACTTCTTCTCTGCCTTTAGCCAGGGCGCGTTCCTTCTTACGAAGTTGCATGGCAAGGAAGGCTGCGAAGATTAGCATCCCGAATAACAGTAACACAGTAATTACCAACGAGTCCATGGTCTACCCCATGCCGAGCGTTTTACTCGGGCTTGCTTTTGCTGGTTCTGATGCTTTTGTTGGTTGTACTCTCGTATCTGCTGGTCCCAGGTTTTCTTGTGGTCGACTTCGTTTCCTTCGTATTTCGGTCGGTTATCTACGAAATAGTTCAGAGCGTCTGTCAAGTGGTAATTGTGTGCATGAGAAATTTTAGTTGGGTTGACTTCTGACCATTGGGCTGACTGAAGTTCGTCTACGAGGTCTGTGCACCAGGGCGCTACAAATAAGTTTAAGCCTAGGGACTGGTTAGTCGCTGCAATCATGTCAAGCTTACGGTCAGACTTTTTATAAACTGGCATGTAGTTAATACCTTGCGCTGCTGCGATTTGTTGGTACCAGGTCGATGCGCTGTCGTAGATACGTCTGACGATGTTGAGTCCAGAAGTTCTGCGTAGGACTTCCTGTAATGTTTCCATTGGGTTCTTCGTCTTAATGTAGTCTGAGCGGATAATGTACCAGTGGCCGGTGGCTGGGTCCTCGGCTGCCACGATAAGACCGTGCTCCGACGCGGCTGCAGGGTCTGAAGACTCTACGTGCCGCCAGGCAGGGCTGTAGTGTGAGGGTACTTCTCTGACACAGCCTGGGCTGTAGTTGTAGACTCCGCGTTCGCCTACGAGCCAGTCACCGTGTAGGATTGTATTCATCATGGCTTCGCCCATGACTTTGGCTGTGTCGAGCTGAATTTGTTTTTCTTCGTCGTCGATGGCTGGGTTCTCTAGCATGTTGAGCCTGACTGTCAGAGCCAGTCGTTCCGGCAGAGAGTCCAGGAAGTGCTTAACGGAGGGGTTAGGGACCTTTGGTGTAAAGGTAAGTAGGGTAGGCCCACCGTTAATCATAACGCGCTTAGAGAGCTCCTCTATGATTCTTTCGCTATGGGGAAGCTCGTCACACCAGGCGGCGTGTCCCGTGAAAGACTGGACCGCTTGTTGAGCCTGGTTGGTATTGTGGTGCGAGAAGTACAGAATGGTATTACCGTTGTGTTTGTTGATGACCTTCTGCAGGGCTCCGCCTTGTCTGATTTCTCTAATTGAATCAGGCTCGAAGATTTGGCTTATGATACGTTTATGTAGAGACTCTTCGACCTGCTTCGATGTACGACCGAGGACGTAGAGCTGCAGTGGCTCTGTCCACTCCGGTGGTCGCTGCCAGGTAATGCCGTCTTCGCGGAACATAGTCGCGAAGGCTTTGGCTCCTGTTGAGGACTTTCCCGACTGATTACCCGCCCTTACGACTATGTAGCGTGCTTGGCGTTGGAGGACGGCGTCGATGATTTGTTGCTGTGCAGGTGTAGGCTTGGACCCTGGTCTGGCCGGGTCGAAGCATTCTAGAAGTTCTCTGGTCTTGAGTTGCTCTGCTGCTGCTGCGAGTTGGCGTAGAAGCAGGTCAGTTCCCTTGGCCATCTATTTTCTTCCTACGACTAGGTTTAGTTAAGGCTTTGTGTAGTTTCTCGATTTCGACCATGGCGACGTCTCCGATGCTTCGCACGTCACAGGCGTCTAGGGAGAGGACTTTGCGTTTGTCGGCGTAGAAGTGGTACGCCGTGATGGAGCCGTCTTCGCAATAGACTGCTTCCCAGCTTTCAGCAGACACGGTGAATGAAGCACCGTTAGTCAGCAGTACTGAATACTGGTGCTTAAGCTTAATTGCTGTCTTCAGTGGTAATACTGGTTGCATCTTCTTCAAACTCCTCTGCGGATTCCAATGTAGCAGGTTTGGTCTCTTCAAGCAAGGGTCTAATTAGATGAGCGTTCTGCTTGAGGAAGGCACGCAGCTGGGTTATGTCCATAGAATCAAAGCGAGTATTTGTCTTGGTCTGGATTTCAGCTGCCTCGTACTGCAGGAGTATTTTGAGGATAGCGACTTTAGAAGCCGATGCACGGGGGTCTGGGTCTTCTAGAACTTGGGTTACTGATTCTAGGGCCTTGTCTGTCAAGTACTTGATTTTCTGACGGGTCTCGTCTTTGTTTAAGAACCAAGCCTTGAAGCCTGGCTGCTTCCACCAAGAGAGGACCGAGTCGTTGCTGCATAGTGTCGCAGCCTGGGCCGCACTGATAGTCTTCACCTCGAAGATAGTACAGGTCGGGTCGGATAGGGCGGCTAGGAGCGCGGACTTGGCGCGACGCTGGGCTTCGGTAGGCCTGAAGGTGTCGTTGATGAGCCGGGTGATGACTACATCGGGCTTACTTTGGTCCGCTTCTGTAGGTCCTGAATCGCGTTCGAATACTGGTTTTTTTCGTTCCATAAGGGTTTCTCCAGTTGGAATATAGCTTTACCGTTAAGTATGGTCAGATGGTTAATCAGACCGTGGGCTGCCAAGAACTCCAGGTCGCGGCGCAGGCGCATGTTATTCATGCTGTACTGGTTAGCGAATCCCAGGATGCGGATACGGGTATAGCCAGCCCCGAACCGCTCTATGTGCCTATTGTCTGCGTAGAGCAGCAAGGCTAGCACTTTGTAGGGCCGCATAGGGGAGAACTTAGGCTGCCCGCCCTTTGGCTTTCCTGAAGTGGCATCTTGCATATTTGGCTGCCTCTCTGCGTCGCTTCTCAGTCAGGCCCTTGAGGTTCGAGACCCAGCGGTTGAAGCTGACTTCAGAGTCGAACCGATTAAGAGCGGATAACATATCTTTATAGAACATACCCGGTCTTACTGAAGAAATCAAGGGTTTGGAAGGCTTGTGGGCTGCCTTATGTGCTTGGATAGATTTGTAAAGGACTCCGTGTGCTTTGTAAGTCTTTGCTTTGACACCCCATTGGTATGAGTGGTCGATACATTCAATTACGCCTAAGGTCTTCAATTCTTTAAGCATACGACTGACAGTCATTGCGCTCACGTTCAATTGAAGAGCTATCTTTTCGAGGGGCAGGTTAAAGGACTCCAGAAGACCCCAGCACGCAGTTAGGATTTGGAGGAGCTGGATACGGTCCTCAGTCTTAGCCCACAGTCTTAGTTCCGGGGCTAGCTGGCTGAGGTCAGACTGGTAGTAAGTCACTGTCTTACTTACTGTGTTAAGGATAGTCCTACTCTCCTCCTTACCCTTGAGGGACCCCACCTTGACGGTCGGGGGGTTGGAAGACAGCCAGTCTCCTAATTCGTTGACTAGGGTCTGATTGACGTAGCATCGTGTAGCCCCTGCTCTGTCGAAGAAGTGCAGTGACTCTGGTAGGAGTTCCTTGAGGAAGCCGTCGATGTCTTCTGGTATTTGTCGGTCGAGGACTATGAATGCTTTAGTATTGCCGCTGACGCTTTTCGTTACTAAAGCGTAGGGTAAGGAAAGCTCTAGTGCGTTGTGCAGTCGGTCTTGCGTCCAGCCGGTCGGGTAGTCTTTCGCGTCGAAGTCCAGACACAGCATGTTCTGCAGACCCAGGATTGGCAGTCTGCTTTTAGATAGTTGCATTGTACTTGTCAGTTGGTCTTCGTAGAATCTTGAGCGGAACCATTGGGTCTGGTTGCCTAGGTCTCGTGGCAATTTGTACTTGAGTGTCGGGCCGTTGGGTACCTTTAATTCCTTGAACATTCTCTATCCTCCAGTTGACAGGAATCCCCGACTCTGATATAACCTAATTGGTGACCTCTGTCAAGTGGCACCTCTATCCCCCCCCCCTAGGGCTCAGCTGTTCCCCCGGCTGGGTCCTTTTGTTACGCCTTCGGCTTACGGCTCTTAGGCCGGGCCTGTATGATGCCTGACCGGCGGTGCCGGACGTAGTCCTTGTCGTAGTCCAGCCTGACCTCGCCTAGATAGACGTACCCCGTCAAAGCCAGCCTTACTTTTACAACTGAATAGACCGCAGTCCAGGATTCGCTCCGGACGTGCAGCTCCGTGTCTGCTACTTCGGCCAGCCGGACTAGCAGGGCCTCGTCGCGGGTGATGTCTAGGTCGCCTTTCCATACCAGCCCGACCCCGTCGAGCTTCACTCTGGCATTGAAGACCACGAGATTCTTCGGAAAACACTTCCTGTAGCCGGACTTCGAGCCGGCAATCAGTCGGCCAGACGGTCCGAGGAACTGGTGGACCAGGGCTTTGACGGTCTCGGGATTTTGAACTTGTTCTTGCATGATACACCTCTTGTCCAACAAATATAGCAGTTCTGGGGGGTTGCGTCAAGGCCGGTTTTGGGTATCTAACCCTCCAGTGTGGAAGGGGAAATTCCCCCTGCCCCCCTAGCCGTGCCCCACTTGCCCCTGCCTCGCAAACCTTAGCAGTCCAAAAGTCGCTGTATCGCAGGTCGAGAGCGGCCGAGGCGGGTCGGGCCCATCCCCCCGCTCTACTATTCAAGCAAGTACTCAACTAAGCCGCCGCCGGACACGGCAGGCCGGACTAGCTAGGCCGGACAGGTATTTTTTGACGGGCTAAAAAAAGCGCTAAAGTTTTTTCGAGAACGGCCGATAAGCATTATGAAGGTCGGGGATACACTCCGGCCTGACACAAAGGGGACTAACATGTTTATAGAAAACACTCGCAAACGTCTCGCTGACTTAGGCATCAATTACGACACGCTGCCTGCTAACATCAAACTTAGCGACGGTAACAGCAAACTAAAGAAGTCGGGTATCGTTAGCTTTAACCTCATCCCGATAACTCACTGCCCTTTGGCAGGGTCATGCAAGGCCTTTTGCTACGCCACAGTCGGCCAGCAAGCTTTCGCCTCAGGCGTCAAACGACGTGCGGCAGCGTTTAAGGCGACTCTCTCGCCGACGTTCGTGCAAGACATGCACACTGAGATTCAACGCTGGAAAAAGAAAATTAAAGCTATCCGTGTCCACGATAGCGGAGATTTCTACTCAATGGACTATCTAAAAGACTG